TTAAGATAACAAAAACAAAAGTACTTGCCTCATTTGGTCAAATAATTGAAGTATTATTTTCTCAAGGTAAATTTCCTTTAGGTGTATCACCTACATCTGTTCCAGAGGAAGTTGCAGAAAGAGCACATTTAGATCCAAAGCAACCAGGTCAACCACAACAACCTGAAACAAGTGCATATGGATTTCCTGGTGATGGTATGGAAATACCACCAGGTGTAACTGCAAATGAATTAATGAAAAATCTAAATGCTGATTATGTTAGTTTAGGTTTTACAGATGGTCCATCATATACTGGTTCTCCTCAAATAGAACCTGCTAGAATGGCTGCTGAAGCAATGGAAAAATTAATCCATGATCAGTTAGAAGAAAGCAAAGCTATAACTATAATGCGTCATGTATTTTTTGAAATGGCATTATTAGGAACTGGTATATTAAAAGGCCCATTTACAGATACAAAAGATTATCATCAGTTTAATACAGCAGAAGATGAAGAAGGTAATGTAACAAGAGTACATGCAACTAAAACAAAAGTTGTACCTTCAATAGAAGCTGTATCATGTTGGGATTTTTATCCTGATCCAAATGCTACAAGCATAGGTGATTGTGATTATATAATACAGAGACATTCTTACAATAAAGCACAGTTTGAAGATTTAGCAGATAAACCTATGTTTGATAGAGAAGCAGTAATGGCTTGTCTAGCAGAAGGACCTAATTATCAAACTAGAGGATTTGAATCTTCATTATATGATAAAGAAAATATTACATCTATTTATAAAAATAGATTTGAAGTTTTAGAATATTGGGGTATAATAGATAAAGAAACTGCAGATCAATGTGGATTAGCATATGAAGGTGATTCAGATGTAATTCATGTTAATGTGTGGATATGTGGTAATAAAGTTTTAAGAATGGTACAAAACCCATTCACACCAACTAGATTACCATACTTAGTAT